TATGAAATTGATTGCAGTTAAACCAACCAAAAGATTTTGCTAGTGTATTTCTAGTTTCTATAGCGCCATCAAAATCTCCAGCTTCTACTTGTATTAAATCTGCACCATAAAAATTTAACATTTGCTTTCGCTCTTCAGACATATTTGAAGGCATAACAATTTTCATTTTATAGCCTCTTTCTGCTGCTAACATTGCAAATGCTATTCCAGTGTTGCCCGAAGTTGCTTCTATTAAAGTATCACCTTTTTTAATTAGTTTTCTTTTTTCGGCATCATTTAAAATATATGTTGCCATTCTATCTTTAACGGATCCTCCGGGGTTCATAAATTCACATTTACCCCATACTGTGTATCCTCCTAATCTGATAGGGATAAGTGGAGTATTGCCTACATAATTAGATAATCTCATAACCTTTTGTTTTATTATACTTCTCTAATGTCTTTTAGGCGTGTTCTTAGCTTTTTAAATCCCCCAGGACGAGTTAATAGGAGAGAATTTCTAAAATTACTCCAATCAACTTGATAGGAAGTATCTAAAATACCATTATTTAAATATTTTATAACTTCATTTAGGGCATTTATAGTATATAAAGTGTTTGTTTGTTTTTTTCTGTGGACCAAAATAGTATTAGGTAGGTGTAAATTATAATTTCCAGAAGGGATATCAATGTTATAGGTTAACATTAATTTATCCTCATCTATAGAAGACAGAATAAATATTTTATTGAATAAAACTTCATACTCCCCTACTATCTCATCTATGACTACATCTATTTCTTCCTCCTCAATAAAGGTGCAGTAAAGTTTATTGTTCATTGTGTGAATTATATTGTTCACACATAAATATCAAGGGGCCTCAAGAGATGAATATATACTTCCCTTTTTTAATTTTATTGGAAAGTCGGATGAAATTAATTTTTTTAAAGATTGAAGAGTTTCTTTACCATCCTCTAACGAAAAGTCAAATAGCATGGAGTCATACACATATAACACCATCTTAGTTTTTTTACCTTTTAAAAAGCTAAATATTCGCGATAGTAAAGTAATGTTATACTCAGTTTCAAATGCTTGTATGTAGTAGTTAAATAGCTTTTGTGGTGTTATGTTTTTATAATTGCCTTTTAGAAGCCTACGCCTTGAAATTGGGGTTTTAACAAATCCCCTTTCATTAAATTCCCCCCACAAGGCATCTATAAATTTTTGGGTTTTATTAAAATACTCATGTTTAAGATATTTTTTAGATATACCCCCATACATTTGTTGGAAGGTTAGCTCTTTGCTTTTTTTATACATTTCCTTATCTACCTCCTCAGTTTCAAAATACATTTTTGCTAGTTGAGTATGTACAGATTCTTTACTATCTATAAAGTGTCCTATTAAGTATGCTATAATTCGTGGGTGATAGCCCTCATAATCCATTTCAACCAATACATCATTGTTTGCTTCAAAAGCATCTCGCTCTCCACTATCGTGTTTTAGGGCTGAGAAGTTTATTTTATTGAAGTTATTGGTAGGACGACCTGTTGTTGTGCAAAAATTATACCAACCATATATTTTATCATCTTCAATGCTAAACTTTTCCTTAATGTCGAAGTGTTTTTGAAAGTCACCATTAATTTTAATGCCCTCACTTACCATTTTAGCTAAAGTTGGTGTAAGTATTTCATTATACCATTTATTTGAAGCTTCACTCTTATAATTAGTAATATATGGGTTTAACGCAGTGAATTCCTGAGTCAACGCCTCATAGTGCTTTGCTAGGGGGATTATTTTATTCACGTTATTTGCGCCAAATTTACGCTCATAAAATGTGTGGGCTGCTGTTTTAGGTAGGGGATCTAGAGGCTCATTTTTTAGTAAGTAGTATATGGATTGTATATCCGTATAAGAGAGTTGGGGGAGGTGTAGTAAGGCTTTTATTTTTTCTTTAACGAATATATTCGTATAAGATTGTAGATAATCTAATGGTAGATTTAATTCAAACGCCTCAGGATGGTTTAAATTAATAATAAAGCCTTTTTCCTTACTAAATGAATAAATGTACAACGCACACAGTGATTGTAATTTAGGATGTACTTCACTATTATTTGTGATAAATTGAAGATAACATTCATTGCCTTCGTCTTTAAAAAATCTATTTAATTGATCCTTAGTTTCTATGAGATAATACATTCCTCATAATATATAAAAAAT